CAGGTTGAAATCTTTCAATTCTTGAATAAGCAGTTTCTAATGCTTTTTTACGCAATTTTAAAGGATAATATTCTTGATTACCATTTTTTGCTAATTCTTGATTATAGATATTAACAAATTCTTGTTGGTATTCTACTATTAACTCTTCATTGTGCGTAGGATTTTCTAAAAAATCCGCCAATAACTCTTTGGCTTCCCTTTTGTTTACTTCTTGTTGTAATAATTGATAAGAATTTTGTTGAATATTTCTCGATTCTCGTTTGATTTGCTCTTCAGGAGTGAGATATAACTCATCTTCATAAACAGGTTCATCTACGACTTGTTTTAAGTCAAAATTGACTCGTTTTGCTAAAGCTTTGAAAGTTTCGGCAGGATTATTTTCTAAATTTTTTAATAATCCGCTTATGTTATCAAGCTCTTTTTTTGTATTGCCAAGTTGTAAATGTAGCCTGTCTTCTCGTGCACGCTGTTCTTTGGCAATTTTTATTGCTTTTTCCCTGTCTTCAGGGTCTTTTATTGTTCTGACAGCGTCAACCAATTCTTTTGGTAATCCTGATAATTGTTTTTCAATATCAACATTATCTTGTTTTTGGCTTTCGCTCTCTTTATTTTCGGTTTCTTCTTCTATTGGTGTTTCTTCTTTTTCTTCGATATTTTCAGTTTCTACACTTTCATTTTCTACTTCTTCAACAGCTTCTTGCTCTTGAGAATCAGTATTTTGCTTAATTAAATCAAGCATTTCGTTTTGGTAGTTTTCTTTAATATCCATAATAAAATAATTGGTTAATAATAATTGTCAAATAATATTTTAATAATCTTTTATATGCTGATTATTTCTTTTTAAAGCGTCTAAATATGAGTTTTTAGTAGTGTAGGTTTTTCCATCGCCATGATTGTAAATTGCACCATATTTTTTAATATAGTTATTTAAACTTAAATCTTCCTTAATTCCCTCGGGTAGTTTTGATGATGGTGAAGTTTCAATTTCAATCCAATGTGCTTCACCATCAATATAAGTTAAGCGTTTTGTTGTCATTTAACAATTTATATTTGTGTTGGTTGGTTAGCATTACGAATTTGCTCATTAACAAGTTCCGTTCCCGCTTTAACTTTCATATCAAGTCTTTTAGCTTCACGATCAGCTTGTTTATTAGCGTCTTCAAATTCCATTTGTTGCTCAAATTTATTTTGATCGTTTAATACTTTAGCTTTTTCAACATTAACTTTTTGTTGTTCTAATTCTAATTTACCAGTAATTTCTTGTGCTTTTAATTGTAATTCTTGTTGTCTAATTTGCATTTCAGCTTGTGCCATCATTGCTTGTGGGTCGGGTTTTTGCTCAACTGGCTCCTCATTTTTAAGGTAATTCTCAAGATTACGACCAACTTTAAATGGTTTAGAAGCAAAAATAACAAACTCATTTAAAGCATCTTTGCTAATAACTCCAGTTTGAACGGCTGGCACCATTTGTTGTATTGTTTGGCTAATAGTGCGAATATATTCCATGCGATCCATTTTCTCTTGATTCTGGTCAATTTTAACAGTTGAATCGGTTTCAATGTCAATGCTAATGCAACGGAGTTTATCGTTTTTAATGGTTTTTTCAAGTTTTGGTATATTTTTTAATTCAATAAAAAAACCTTTTAGTTGTTTTTGTAAGTCTTTAATTGTTTGTTGTAAGCCCATTTGTGCTTGCTGTTCAAGCATTGCTATTTTCTCTTTGAAATCAGGTTGTTTTGGGTCTAAAAGATTAATTGCTTCTTCTTTTTCAACATCAATATTTCTTTTGGCATTTTCTAAAATTAAATCAACATCAACAACTTTTAAACCAACAATTTTAATAATTTCATTGATTGACATTTTTTCAACTGCTAATTCAGCTAATAAACGCAGTGTATCTCTAATTGTAAACTCAACTTCTTTTTGAAGTGGTTGAATTCGACTAATAGCAAAGTTGCCTTTTAATTGTTGTGCGGTGGCGGTTTCACTGGCAACGCTTGTCCCTCTAACTATATCAGACAATCCAGTAATTTCTTGTATGTCGGATTTTAACGCCATTTTCTCAGTTCTAAGAATTGTGATTGTGTTGGCGATTTCATTAAGGGGCTTAAATACAACTAATTTTCTAGCATCATCAATATTAGCGGAGGTTTTTAGCGGTTTAAACTCACCATCATCGCCATTCATGATATTTTCAACATCACTTTGTTCAACTAAAGAAGTGTAAGCACCAGTGAACTTAGCTTGTTGAACTAAACTTGTAATTCTGTCATGAATATCAGTTAAATCATCAGCTAGATTTTTATATTTGTTAAATAGTGGACTTGGTAATAGTCTTTTAGATTCATTTAACCCCATCGGCATTGGAATCGGGAAGAAATTTTTAAGATTATAGCCGTCATCTTCAGTATCTAATACAAAGCCATCGCCTGCAAAGGTAATAAAATGGCATTTCTTATTTTCTTTATCCCAAATTTCCCAAACTTCACACATTTTATATAAATCTTCTTTTTGGCTTTCTTCGTTTAAACTTTCAAATTTAACATTGGTCATTGGAACTTTTTCGCCTTTTTTGCCAAAATATTCGATTAATTCTTTACGGGAATAATATTTTTTAAAAGCGATCCATCTTACTCGATTCCATTCTTTTTCAGTGCTTTTAAGAAAATCTTGGTAATCAACAAATTCAATCTTAAATGATTTCTTAGAGTCATCGGTATCGTAAGAAGATTCTTCTTCAGTGTCTTCGCTTTCACCTTCTGCCATATCTTCGGAATAATCTTGCATTGATGTTTCATCTTCTGATTCTTCTTCGACTTCAGGCTTCTTTTTCTTTTTTTTAGTTTTAGTTTCGATTGGCTCAGGTGGTATAAACACAATTCGAGGAATCCCAATACCTTGGATTAGAAAAGCATCTCTAATTTTTTCAATCTGATTTTCTGCGTCTGATTCTTTTAAAAGATATGTTAGTAATCTTTCAACTAACTCGCTACTGATTCTTGATATTTCATCTTCATTAAAAAAAGATTGTGTAATATTAGCCTTAGGAAGCTTAGAAAACAATAACGGGCGTAAAACTTGCGTATTACTCCAAAAGATTGGATAATTTGATTTTAATGACGGGCTACTTTCTGCTTGGTCTTCTTGTGCCTCATAGAGCAATTGAAACTCTTTTGCCATCTTTTTAGATGATTCATGATAATTTTTTGCATTATCAATTTCTCTTTTCCATATCTCTACCAAAGACCTTTCGCCGTTCAGGGTTGATAATTCGTCTTGTAATTCAACTTGATTCATTGTCATATTTTTTTATAATATTTATTTATTTTTTTTTGTCAATAGTTCATTTTGTTTTTTTATCTCATCAATTAATCTTTGCACCTCAAATTGCTTGTCTATTGATTCTTGAAGCGTTAAAGGTTTTTTAATTTCTGCAGGAATAATAGGGCGAGTCATGCATAAATATCTTAAAGTGTCAACTGCGTGATCTTCCATATTTGTGTCTAAATCTTCGGGCTTAGTCTTATCATATTGCATAAGCGGAAGCGTGCGGAGTAGATTCTTACAATTGCTAGTAATGAATAATAAAGGTTGCTCATCTTCATTTCCTGTAAATCTTGCCCGTATTTGTTGCCAACCTGCTACTCGCTTGTTATCAGCAGGAAGCCAGCCAATATTTTGTGATTCAAATTGATTTGCTATTGATTGCCCACTTGAAACATCGAAAATAGCAGGGTCAGCCCTCATTTCGTCCATTTTCTCGCCCATTTGCAAATCTTTAATTGTTTTAGCAATATCGGCAACATTCATTTTTAAACCTTCATTTGCTTTGCCCGTGCAACCGTAAAACTCTCTATAAATAATAATTGCACCTCTTGGAAAGCTTCGTTTAATTCCTCCGCAATCAACAAGTGAACCATCACTAACAGCACCCCAAAGCACGCAAAAGGGCTTAGAGTAGCCCCAATCAAATGCTCTTAACTTGTGCCAAGTGTGCGGGACATTTATATAATCAATAATATGTTTTTTAGGGTCAAAATTATCAAAATAAGCACCCTCGATAGCGTCCCAATCACCATCAAGCATTGCCTTCGCCAATGCACCGCCTAAACCTTGGAGCTTATCAGCGTAGTTTGGATCATTCTTCATTAATACTTCATTATCACTAAGCCGTGCGGGTATATATTGTCGCATCATTCCACCTTCTTCAACGCCCATTTTTCTAAGCTCGAGCGGTTTACAATTATCAATAAACATTTGCTTAACAAACTCATGACCAATTCCCCCGGGATTGCTACCACATAAAATAAGCGGGAGTTTATGTTTAAGATGTTCTGGAACTTCTACACCTCCAAGCCTTGCCCTACCCCTTAAAAATTTATAGATTTTTTCGCTAAAATGCGTCAATTCATCAATAAGAATAACTTGCATTTCTGCCCCTTGATACTTGTAAACATCTTTTTCGTGCTGGCAATGACAAAGATATATTTTTGAACCATTTTGAAACGTTATTTCTTCTTCAGTGATTTTCACTAGTTTTTCTTTAACCCAAGGAGCAAGCAACACACGAAAGCCCGAAGAGCCTTCAACGTGATTTTTGAGCAAGTCCGCAAACACTCGACGAAACAAATATATTTGAAGATTCGGAACACTAAACGCAAGCATTATTGCAATTACTCTCATTGCGTGAGACTTACCACCGCCAGCACTACCGCCGTAGAGAATCTCAGTAGCGGGCGAAGTCCAGCAAATAGATTGCTTTTCTTGTAATTCAAAATTTACAACATTATTAATCATTATTTTCTAATGTGAATTTATCAGAATTATTAATTACTTTTAGTGTAAGTTGCGGGGTTATAATATTATTATTGTTTGTTTGTGTCTCTTGTGATTTATAGTTTAAATTAAACTCTTTGGGATTCTTTACTTTTGCTAGATAAGTAGCAAATTGTGAAAGCTCGCATTTTTTGCGAACACTTGCGTTTGTGTCATCAGCTTCTATTGATTCAAGATGACTTCTTGCTTCTTCTATTTGCATGTAAGACGCTAATTGTAAAGCGACCTCCTTTTTTTCTTTGATAGATTCTTGATTTAGAAAAAAACATAAATTAGCGACATTAATGTTAAATTCTTTAGCGATTGTAGCGTAGCTCGTGTTATTGCTTATTCTATTTAGAACATAATCTAGATTGTTTTGAAGCAATTCAAATGAATCAGCTTTTGATAATTCTTTTATCTTTATTTCTTTTAAATCATGCATTTTTTTTTGTATTATTTGAACGCGTGCGCGTGATATTTAGACGATGATTGAACTTTTAATTATTCTCTCATATTTATCAATCAATCTTAAATCTAATCTAAACTAATCAATTCAATCTAATTCCGAGCACAATAATTTTTAAATTAATTATGTAAACTTATTTTGTCAATAGATTATTTTTATAAAAGATTATGTAAACTTAATTTATAACTAATGATAATAATGCTAAAAATATACTGATTTAAAAGATGTCCCCTAGAACCCCTTAGAAAAGTGTGTGAGATTAAGAGAGAGCTTTTTATTTTTTTCTTTTGTTTCCCTAAACTATTTTTAGTTTAGTTTATTTATTTTGTTTTTTGTTTTTTTGTATCCTACCACATCTTTTTGTTTTGTCAAGTTATTATATTATATATGTTTTAATAAATCTTATTATTCTATTTTGATACAACCCTTATTTTTCTCTTGACATCATTTTTTACCATTTTCTTAATTTATAATATTCTTATTAACTTCTAATTTAATCATTTTATAAACCATTTTATTCACAAATTATTTTCAATTATTTTTAATCTTTTTTTTAATATTATTTCTTAATATTCCTTTTAACCGTTGATACTCTAAGCTTATCTCATTTTGAATAATCTTTAAAATAAATGTAAATAGTTCTTGCATTTAATAATTTAATGATTCATAATGTATTTAACAAAGTGATTTATTAAATTACTTAATTAACTTAAATTTATTCAATATGTCTATTTTATTATTAGCACAAATTCAAATTATTTTAATTATTGTTTTAATGTTATTTGTTGCTGGCTCACTCGCTTATTTTATTAATAAATTATAATATTAACTTAAAAAAAACTCTATGAAAAACGAACTTAATTTAAACGAAAAAAACGAATTAAAAGCAAAATTAAAAAATCCAGCTTTTAGTAATCTTTTAGCTTTGGCAAATAATGCCCGTTCACTTAAAGCAATGGACACCGACAACATTATCCCGAGACCTTTAAATTATTATATTAAACAAATTCACGGCTTAAAAGAGGACGAGGAACTTGCAACTTTTAGGGGCTGGATTGCCAAAGGTTTTGTAGTAAAAAAAGGTGAGAAAGGTTATTTATTTTTTTCTAGTCCGAAAGTTATAAAAATAAAAATGGTTGATAATAATTGCCAGCCAGCGGGCGAAGAGCTCGACAAAAGATTTTGCACTTGCTATTTATTCGCGAAATCACAAGTTGAAGAATTAAAAAAATAATTAAACAAACACCAAAAAAAACCCGCTTTATTAACTTAAAAAAAACTCTATGAAAACTTTATCAACATACACTGAAGAAAAAATTAATCACTTATTCGCAAAATATAACGGGTTTTTTGCATTTTCTCCAAAACAATTTGAAGAAGCGAAAAAAGAAAATATAAACTATGTTTCACGCGGGGGCGGGTTATATCATGAAGAAGGCAAATCAAAAGAATTTGATGCAGATTATCAACTGATGATTAAAGAAGCTATTGAGCAGGATTTAAAAGAAAATGGCAAAGAAGCGATAATCGAAAGGGAATTAATAAATTACGAATGTTATTATACATACGACATAAGCGACGCAGTTGCGAAATTAAACGGTTATGGTATTACGCACGACGACATAAAAGCGGAATTTAACAAAAATAAAAGCAAACATTACGACGATTAAAAAGATTTATAACAACTAACGGCAACACCACAAAGCCTAATTATTAACTTTAAATAAAACATATGAAAAACTTACAAGAATTAGGAAAAAAAGTATTTTTTGGAACTTTAACAAAAATCGATTTATTACTTGATAAAAAAATTTTGGTTCAAGCTGGGC